CTGAAGGAAAAGTGCGGCGTTTGGTAGCTGTTTCGCAGCGGAGAAGGTGTAGGAAGCCCAGAGAGGAATGAGGTCGTGGAAGAGGGAGCGGAACTTTGGAACGGCGGTGCCTGTTGTGAGGTCGGACGTGGTGTATCTGGTTACGTCGTAGTTACTGATGTGGGTGCGGACTAGCGCCTCGACACGTTCGAGCGCGTTGTTTATCGCTATCACCATTTGAGCATTCGAGAACGTGGTTGAGTTGGTGGAGGTGCGAAGGTATATGCTGTTTTGAATGTCAGCAAGTGTCATACCTAGAAGCTAGCGGATGCGGTTGCGGAGTGCATTCCATCAGTTGCCTCGACTGCGACAAGGCGCATGGCGTAGAAGCCCCTGTTTACGAGGTCTAGGTTGACGGCCATCGTGGTTGTACCAGTGAGGACGATGTCAGAAGTGAAGACAGCGGTTGATGTAGCGCTCTGAAGGTCGACAAACGGGAACCAGTCCGTCTCAGAAGGGCTCGTTTTGGGCGTTACCTGAATCTTGAAGGTAGTTGACCCAGCGTTCCCCACAGAGTCCGATGCACGGGAGAGGTACAGGGTGACGCTCTTAGCTCCCGCGATGACGAATGAGCCGTTGTCAGCTTCACCGTTGGAGTTGAACCACGCCACGATGTTGGTGGAAGTGGCGGTGGTGGTGGTTGAGAAGTTGGTCTGGGTGGTACTGGTAGAGAAGAATGTGTAGTGCTTGAACGTGTTTTCGGTGACTGTCGGGGCGGTAGTAGCGTCTGCGGAAGCGAACGGTGCCTGAGTAAACAGAACGAACGCAGAGGCGAGAATGAGTGCCCCTACTAAGAAGGCGAGTGGTTTTGCGTAAGTGGTCATAATGTGAGTTATCGGGCTAAGGGCTAGGCACCTCCATGCCACCCCCCAGCCCGTAAAACGGGCTAAGGTGACTAGTCTGCTGGGATGTTCTCGTCAACGCTGCACACAATGTCAGTGCTGGCTTTGCGGTAACAGTTCAGGAATGCGTAGTTGGTGATACCAATTACGACATTCTGTCCGTCTGGTTCCTGAAGGTCAACGCCCGTACCGGCTGCGATGGTCGTAGTGGTCGCGGCTCCGGTAAACGGATTCTCGATAACCCAGGAACGGTACGCACCTGCGTACTCAGGGAGCGGGAAGCTCGTGGTCGCAGGGAGCGTCACGGTAAGGGCGGGCATTGTCGTCGAAGCCGTGAAGGTGATGACGTTGCTCGATACCATGTCGTTCGTCGTAAGAGTGTAGGCGCTGTTGACTGGCGTTGCCGTAGTCACGCCACCACCCTGCGAGAACGCACCGTGGACGTTGAGGTAGGAGTAGACTTCAGGGCTTGAGAGCGCGCCGAAGCCGTCTTTACCCGGCTGTCCTGGCTGCCCCTGTACTCCTGTGATGAGGAGGACGAGAGCCGCAACGACGGCTGCTACAGAGCCTGAAACTCCTATGTTCTTGATAGTGTCCATGAACGTAGTGAGACTGGTAATTTAGCGGAAACTCGCCGGAATGGTGTCGAACTCTTTGTTCGCCTTTTTGATGGCGAACTTCACCGGGTTTGCTTTCGCGTAGTTTTCGACATGCTCCTTCCAGCGCTTCTCTCGGTCGGAGGATACTTCCTTCGATACGATGTCAGTCTCTGGGAGAGGGTCTGCTTTCTTTGCCATAGGTCTGATGTTGCACTTCACGAGCTGGGTTGGGGAGGGGAATGGGGGCCTCCCCAGTCCAACCCGCGAAATGCGGGTGGATAAACTATGCGAGCGTGATGTCCACAATGAGGGAAGCCTTCGGCGTCCACACTTTCGCGCCAACGAGGCACGAGACGACGATTTCCTTTCCAGTCTTCCCAGAGACACCCTTCTCCTCGTAGCGCATACCACGTGGAGTTGCGTACATCGCCGTGTTCTTGACACCGAACATGCGGTGGCCGGAGTTGGTGAGGTCGCTGCGGGTGCCGAGGGTCGAAGACACGAAGGTACCAGGGCGCACTACGTAGATGTCCACGCCCATGTACTTGGCCATGAAGCCGTTGTTGAGCGCTGCGTCTGCGTAGCTGAAGCCTGAGCCAACCTGTGCCTGAGCGAAGCCCACAACGTCGGTGCTCTCGATGACGAGGAAGAGGCCCGAAGCGATACCAGACTGGTAGCCAGCCACCTTGGAGATGAGGTTCGCCATGATTACAGGCACGTTTGCCGCCGTGGTGAAGCCTCCTGCCGGGGTGGTGTAGGTGCCGGTGCCATCCTCACAGAGGACGTTGAGCACGAACTGGTCAACCTTGAAGGCTACCGAGTACGTGAGGTCGTCGAAGAACGACGTAATGAGGTTGAAGCTAGAGGTGAGGTTCTCGAAGTCGAAGACATGAGTACCGAAGATTACCTCATCAGCAACCGTCAGCGCGTCATCCGTTGTGGTCATCGCGGATACCGAGTAGGTACCAGCAACGGCCTGGATAGCAGCAGTCTGCTGCGTGATGTACGGGTTCTGAATGCGCTTGTTGTCCGAACGGTCAACCATGCAGATTTTCTCTGCAACGAGCGCATTTCGGAGCGCGACCTCAAGTGTTGACTTGAAGTATTTGTCGCGCAACGAGTAGGTCGATAATGTATTTGCCATATAAGGGGTTGATAGATAACCCCATTCCTATGGCCAGAACCATTCCCTTAGTTTTGCCGCTTTCTAGCCAATCTTGCCTCGGCAAGTGCACGCAGTCCGTCTTCGGTGTCGGGGATTTCTCCCGTCTTTTCCGCTTTTCGGAGCATGTCCTCGCCTGAGGTCTTGTTGGAACCTCTCATACTGCGGCCTGCTTGTGTAGCAAGCTGCGTGAGGCGTTCCTGTTGTCGCATGTCGAGGGAGGGCTTTAGCTGCTTGTGAGCGTCGGCCACGGTAACGCCCTTGAAGCGTGCCCAATCGAGCACTTCCTGAAGGTCGTCGTCGTGAATATCTGCTTTGGCGAGATAAAGCACGTCTCGGCTTGTGAGTTCGTCCTGTGAAGGAGCTTTCTTCGAGGTCTTCTTGAACTCTTTGTTTTCGTTCTCTGCCTTTTCTGCTCGCTTTTTGTAGTTTTCCGCAAGCTCGGCCTTCTTCTTGAGTTCTGCGATTTCCTCTTCCGAGATTTTAGGAGTTTTCTCGGCTGTCTCCGCAGCAGTCTCCTGCTGTGTAGGCGTTTCGGCCTGTTCGTCGTTGTTAGGAGTGACGTTCTCCAAGTTTTCGTCCATAGGATGTGTTTTAGGTGGGCAAACACCACCAGCTAACTAAATTATATCACGAACTTTACTGTGCACTGTCTACCTTGCGGCGAAGAGCTGCTTTCTCTGCGTTCTCGTCCTCTTGGTGGGCAAGCACTTTGAGTTTGATGAGGCCACCGATGACGAACTTTACCGCGTCGGCACGAGCCACTACGAGAGACTTCACCTCATCCACAGGAATAGCATCCCAGTCCTTGCCAGCAAGCCATACATCGCCTGAGATTTCCTCAATCGGAAGCTCTGGGTCGTGGATGGTCGGGATGAATACCTTTCGGAGCAGTTTCATCAGGCGGGGGTTGTTCTTGAACGTTGAGCGTATCAAGTCAATCTCATCCTGTGAGAAGTACGTATCAAGCGAGTAAGGTACGATGTCCTGTAGCCTTGCTTTACTGTTTTGTTCCATAGGTTTGCTGAGCTAATGCTTGTAATGGCTCGACCGTTTCTGCCTGGGGCTGCATCGTCGTAGTAGCTGAAAGCTCTATCGGCGACACAGTGCCGGTTGCAGACAAGATTTTGTTGAAGAGCATCTTAGCGTTCGGGTCGGTAAGTATCTGCGGGTTCGCCGCGATGCTCTGAAGGACAGTGGCAAGGGTTTGAAGAAGCACCTGTTTGTCTTTGAACTCGTTGGTTACTTGGATTTCAAGCCTCCATTCGAGGTCTTTTAGGGCTTCTTTCCAGGTCTTTTCTGATATGTCGGAAGGTACAAAGAAGCGCTTGTTTCCAAGGGGAGCGAGGGACTTGCGTACCGCCTCCTCCTCCATAGGCTGGTTGAATGGGAGAGGTTCTTCGCGGTTGAGTATCTGTTCTGCGGCGCGGTCGTTGTAGTTTCTGATGGCTTGGCGGGGTACGTACATCGCGTCTATCTGCTTTATGTCCCTATCACCGAGAACTGCCGCAATCTCGTCGGTGTTGTCCATCTTCTTTTTGAGGTGCGGGATGACGTAGGTGCGGAGCATGTCTTCGAGGTGAAGTCCCTTGTTTTCGGTCATCTGCTCGAAGAGGTTGCTCGCGTTCGCGGTGAGGAGAGCACCGAGAGAGTACGGTGTGCCAGAGGGGAGGGTATTTCCTTTGAGAGCGTCAGGCGTAGAAGCAAGCTCGTTCGCAAGGTTCTTCCACATGCTCTGAAAGTTTTGGAAGGCGGTGATGTCGGGCTTATCGTTCGCAACCCGCGTGAGCGGCATGTTTGGGCCGTGGATGAATATGTCTCCTGTTTCGATGGCCGATAGGACGTTGCGGCCTGCGTAGCGCGTGTCTGCGGTTTGGAATATGAGCTTGGAGGCGAGGTCGAGTGTGTCCTTGATGTTCTTGACGGAGTGGTTCTGCATCCATTGAGCGTGGAAGAGCTCCTCTACAGCACCACGAGAGAGCGTGCGCCCATCCTCTTCGATGAGGTGGGTTAGCATGTAAGGGTCTTTTGCTTCGGGGCCCTTAAACAAGGTGAAGTCGGAGAAGCCGCCTTTGGTTGCGGTAAAGGAGACTACGTGCATTTGTTGGCGGTAGCGTTCCCACGCGGCCTCTGGTTCTCTTAGTGGGTCGGCGGAAAGGAGGGCGATAGGTAGTTCGCCGTGGACTTCGTACAGCTCGATGAACTCGCTGCGATTGTCCACGTTGGTGCCTTGCATGTCTTTGCGCGAGGTTGTTGCGTCCATGAGAGCCTTTACCGCCTCCTTGTTGTAGCCTGCATAGTCGGGGTGGCCGGGAGTAGCCATGTTTTCGAGCTGTGCAGGGGTTTTGTAGAGCTTCTCAATCCGAGGGAGAGCGTAGAAGTCTATCGGGTCGGAGATAAAGCGGTTCCAAGGGATGACAGAGGCTGTAAGTTCACCGTTTTTCTCGACGAACTTAGTAACCGCAGAGCCATACTGTGCGAGTGTCCTTCCCCACAGGTTCAAAAAGACGCCAAAACGCGCCTTTTTCATCCAGTCTTGGAGGAGAACAGTGGCGATGAAGGCTTGTGCTACGTCTGAAGCTCTGTCGGGAAGTATGGCGATGTCTTTTCTGTCTAGGTCGGTTGCTCTGTACCAGATGTTCACTGAGGCGTTGACTATGTTGAAGAAGGGCTTTTCCCTTCCAAGGCTGTCTGTTTCACCTGAAAGGTGAGTGGAGTTTATGTAGGCGTTGATACGCTCCACGGTGTCGTACATTGACCAGTCAACGTACTTTCCAAGCGTTACTGTCCCCGATGTATAGTTAGTTTCTGCGTTGCGCACTATCTCTTGAATGGTCTTTCGCATAAGTTGTGAGCTAATTATACCACGGAAGCGGGTGTCAATAAGTGAACATCTTGTTCTGTCCAGTCAGCGGGAAGGTTGAACTTGCGAATAAGTGGGGCAAGTGAAGCGTTCTTGTACCGGCGCACAAGCTCTTGGTTGGCAATCTTGCCGGGGTTGTCTCCCCTGTTGTACGGAAAGTCAGTGTCGGAGTGTCTGAACACGTGGCCGTAATACGTTTTGTCAGTGGTACGGCATGTGCCGCCGTTGAGAAAGGCTTTGATGCCAAGCTCTACGCCCTGCCCTCCCCATGAGGGCATGGAAAGGTCGCCTAGGTTCCACTTCCAGTACGTGTCCTTCGCGACTACGAAACAAGAGCCTTGCAAGCACATGGTCTCCCCTGCACTTCCCTCGGCGTGTTGCATGACTAGGTTTGTGTCGAAGACAAACTGTGCCATCTGCTTTTTGCCGTTGATTGCCCACGTAAGGGGGTCAAGAGGGAGCAAAAGCGGCGCGAGGATAGTGTGTGTGTCCATTTCTTCGAGGAGTGCTCTGTCAAAGCCTTGCGCGAGTGAACAATGGGCGTCGAGCTTCATAAGGTAGTCGCCCGTTGCTTTGTCAGCGAGGAGGTTGGTGGTTGCCCTCTGTCCTATGCCGGAGTCTTCCATCCACAGTACCTCGGTATCAAGCTCCTTGTGGGCTTTGATGTCTGCAAGGGTGGTCTTGAGCAAGGGTTCGTTCTTGCTTGGGATGAGGATGGACAACTTCATATTGTGGAATTGAGGCGTTGGTTGGCGATGTTGCGGCTCATGTGTTCGTCGATGGCGGTGGCTATGATATGGCCGTGCTCGCCTTCTTGCGGGAGCATTCTGTGGCGTATCTCAAAGTACATACGCATTATCAGGGTATCGGTAATGTCAGGGCTGCGGCCTATAAGCTCTTTGATGTCTTCCTTCTGTGTCGCCATTCGTTTGCCGTCGCCTTTTGAAGCGTCTTGATAGTGGCTCAACTCCTCAATGATGAAGCTCTTTATGCGCTGGTCTTCGGTACGGATGGCAATTTCATGTTGGTTCACCTTGCTCGCGAGCAGGAAAAGGCATTGAGAGCGTAGGTTTTTGTACTCTGTGACTAACGGTGCGTCGTTGGTGTAGTGGACGTTCGGGAGGCGCACAATGTCGTGGTCTGTTCGGATGGCTCCGTAAGAAGACTTGAAGCCGACAATGCCATGAAGTAGGGGGGATGAGGCGACGCCTGCGCCAACACCGATAGCGTCCACAGCAACGTGAGAGTAAGGGATGTGCTCGCGGGCGGCATCTTCGCGTATCTGGTTTACTACGCCGTCAGTAAGGAGCTGTGAGTAAAGGTCGAAACGTGTGACTTCAAGGCCGTGCCAGAAGGTGAATATGGTCTTGTCTGAGCCGTCGTCGGCGATGTCCACGGTGAGGAACTTATCATTGCCTTTCGGGATGGTGTTGGAAAACAGGTCTATGAGGGCGGAGTACTTGAAGAGTGCACCGGCGTTGTCTACATACTCTGCAAGGATTTCTTGCTTGTAGGTGTCCGCATCCATACTCTCCCTCGCAGCCTCGATTTCGTGAGGGGGAATGTGGGGGTTGTCCTTGGTGGTGAACTTAAACATTGCCCAATCAGAACCCGCTTCTTTTTCAAGCCTTCTAAGGTTAGGGTTTTCCTTCTTGGGGGTTCCTATGAAGTCCGCAGTACCGCCGGTGTCTATAAGGGCTGGTCTGAATATCTCTTGCCACCCTATGAAGAAGTCTTTACAGGTGTCTACTTCGTCAAAGGTGATGTGGTGGGCTTTCATACCGCGGAAGTTTTCCCTGTTTTCCCACCCTGCAATCTTAATGAGGGATGTGCCGCCTTCTCTGGTGGGTACTTTTATCTCAAGGCGTTGTTCGTTCTTTTCTCCAATGTTTCCTAGCCTTTTTAGTAGCTCGTTCCACACGATGCTCCTAGCTTGAAGCTGTGTAGGGGCTATGTAAAAGACGTTCTGGTGTTTAGCAGATACAGCCTTGAAGAGCATCGCTTCGATTTCGTAGGTAGTCTTGCCGCTTCGCCTTCCTGCTCGTATTACCTTGAAGCGGGCTGGGCTAAGAGCGATTGCTTGTTGAGACGGATGCAAAGGCATTGTCAAAAATGAGTTGAATTGTTTGTTCGTCAAAGCCTACTTGCTGCGCGGGTTTGCCGAATAGGTGTTCTCCAACGAAGACAGCTATCCTATCGCTTTTCTTGGCTCGTTCTTTGAGGTCTTCGACAAACTGGCGGACTTCTTCTTGGGTGAAGTACGCAGTGAGCTTAGGGACATTTATACTCCCTTCCTTTCTGCCAGAGCCTATTCTTTTCCCTCCACGTGCCATAGAATGATTGAATTGACAAAAGCATTACATTGTTGCGATTGCTTTTTTGACACGTCGGCGGGTCTCAGCGGCGGTTTTGGGGTAGGGTTTCTTAAAAAAGACCAATACCATATAGGTCTATTATATCACAAAGTGTACCTGTCAATGGCTTCTAGGTAGAAAGAGGCGTTGGTCTTTACTATCTCATTCTTCATGCGGTCTAGGTTTTGGAACCACTCTATGCCTTTAGTTTCGATTATCTTTGAAGCCCAGTAGCTTTCGTTGTTGTGTAAGACTACGTGACAGTGGTGGCACAAGGGTATGAGGTTGGATTCTTCGTATCGTAGGCGGTTGCTTTTACTCTTGTGGACGTGGTGGTGGGCTACTTGGGTGTAGTACGCACAGTTGGGGGCTTTGAGGAGACAGTGGGGGTGTTTGGAGATGATGTAGGGGGTGAGAAGCTTGTCGGCCTTGTTTCTGAGGGAGGAGAGTTTCTTCACTCTTTTACTTTAGCACGTTTGGTGATGAGGTTATGAGGGGATAGGTATTGTAAAGTTTACCATTTGTGTTTCTTCCCTCGCCGTTTTACGACCAGTTTCGGCTCGGTGGCTATTTTCTTCTGAACATTGTCAAACCATTCCCACGCTGGCTTTCTTTCTGGGTCTGGTAGTGGCGTGTGGTGTTTCTTGACACCTTTCTTATACTGACCGCAGGGACAGTTTGGTGTGCAGTTGTTATTATCTTGACTCATATTTTTGTTTCCA